AAGGCTTTGAACCGTATCAGCTACGAAGCGAATTACCTCAGCGATTGCATTGAAAACATCTTCTGTGGTTACTTGGCTACCAGTGATGGTAGTAAAGAGTGACTCAATCTGAATAAATAGAGCTGCAACTGACTCGCCTACTCGGCTAGTTGGGTCGAGCAAGTCAGAGATAAGCTCAATAACCTGAGTAAAGGTTTCAATTACCGACATTCCAAGATCGACTAGAACTGGAACCAAAGTGGTGTTTAGGTTCATCAAGACTGGCTCTAAGGCCTTGAAAGCCTCGACAATCTTTGGCTCTGCCTCTTCTAGGGCTTCACGGAAGCTTAGAGTTAGCTCGCCCATGATTGGGAGCAAGCCCATAGCTACGGTATCTCTTAGGTTATTGAATGTAGCTTGAAGCCTTAGTTGTTCTACTGCTAGGGTTCCAGCACCACGCTCAAATGCACCCTGAGCATCTGCCGATCGCTGGAATAACAACTCGACACGGATTTGCTGTTCGGCGAATCTACGCTGAGCACCCTCAAGGTTGCTTAGTCCACGAGCTGCCAACTCAGAATTGATTTCGGATTGCTTCATAGCAACACCGAACTTTTCAATCGGGTCATACTCTCCACGGAAGAGAGCGGTCATACCTAATAGAGCTTCTTGGACATCGTAGCCATAGGTCAGCGATAGGTCAGTTCCAAGTCTGACTAGGCGTTCTGTAAGATCAGCGGTTTCCTGAATCGAGAATCCAGATTGCTTTAGAACCGAACCGATAAAGACAGTTGACTTAGAAGCTTCGTTTAGAGATAGACCAACATTCTCGGCCTCTCTCGTGAACTGCTTCATCTGAGGGGTTACTTCTTCAAATACAGTCTTTAGACCGAGCAGGTTACGCTCTAGGTCTCTAGCTCCAGCGATAGCATCTACAGCAAAGTCAGCACCCTTGATACCGACAGTAAAGGCAGCAAAACCAATAGCAGCTAATCCAGCGGTACGACCAACCGAAGCAATACCCTTGCCTAGGGTCGAAAGCTGTCTTTGAGCGTTAGCAAGACCCTGTACGGCAGTCGTTAGATTGACATTTATCTTTCCTGCCATTTATGACTGCCTCGCTAACTTTGCTTGGATTTCTGAATTAGTGCGGAAAACAACTTCTCTCATTCTACGAGTAACTGATGGCATCGACTTCTCGACCGCTGGATAGACAAAGCGGGATGCATTTACCTTGCCAGCTACACGAGCACCTCCAGTACCAAAACCCTTAGCAAAAGCAAGAGGTCGAACACGGTGTTGTCTCTTGCCTGGAACCTTACGCCCACCGATTGTGTACATGTAGTCATACTCGGGGGTCAATCCCTTGCGACCCTTTGCACCAAATCTTCTGCCACCCATGTCAAGTAGCACGGTTGCTGGCGATCCGATTTGCAACCGAACAATCGGAACACGCTCAAGCTCTCGATACTTCTTCTTGCGTGTGTTTGGGGTTTGGATCAAAACTGACTTGGCTGGTTTTGGTCGTGGGCCATCCCCACCGTAGGTTGTGCCCCAAGCTAAGCGACCGAAATGCACCTGTCGCATACCAGACAGAGGGGGCTTATTCTTGCCTGGAATGACATCCTTGACCTTCTTCTGAGCCTGAGCACCGATGGCACGAAACTCTTTACGGAGGCCTCTAATCCAGTCCTCGTCAAGTTCTTTGATTACCTTCATGACTTCATCCCAGTTTGTAATTTCTAGGACTACGGTGTTTGACGAACCGAATGCTCCAGACTTTGTGGAGATTTGGAAATTAGGATCAATACTCGCCAAGATTACCGCCAATCGATTGATACAAGTTTACCGCTAAAAAGAAAACCGCCCCGAAGGGCGGTCTCCCGATTAGGTTCTTGGCAAGTTCTTTGCCACTAACCATCTATGCATAGTCCATAGCATGCGTTCTGATTCTTGCATCAAAACACTAGGTGCTATGCCGGTCTCGCAAGCTAAACCTGCAATAAACCAATGTGCTGAGGAATCCCCCAGACCCGTTATTTTGGGTCGTTGGCGGAGTCTCCAACCGAGCTAACCTTTTCGAGCCACTTATCGAACTCTTCTTTGGTCGCTCCTGTTCGCTTCTCGGAGTGCCAAGCCAAGAAGAGCAGGTGGCTCAGCTTGGTCTCGGTTCCGATTGCGGATACTGAAACAGAGTATTTTTCTTCGAAGGCAACTAGGTCAGCAGCGTTACAGGTGATGTCCTTAGAGTTGCCATCTTCGAATGTTACTTGTAGGTTGAGTTTCATTATTCTCCTTATGCTGTTGCGTAGGTAACTTCTCCAGTAGTCGGGAAAGTAACCGAGAAGGTGCTTAGGTCTCCGACAGCACCGCTTACTGGGGTGAAGCTGTTGATTAGAACAGTTGCAGTGTAAGCAGGTGTGCTCTGTGAAGCAGCGGTTCCGTTAGCAGCAATAACTGTAACAGTTCCGATTGTGCCAACTAGAGGCTGGAAGATGCGGGATACCGCACCAGTGCCATAGTCAGCGTGGAAGTCAAGTGATACCTGACCTGATTTTAGGCCACCGATTACCTCGGTCCAACCTGCACTGCCAAAATCGGTTGTGGTTACCTCAGCGGCATTGATCACCAGCTCTGCACGGGCACATGAGCTGGAGAGATCGTTTCCGTTCAAGGTCACCTTAGTGCCTGTAGCAATGAACTTTGCCAATTTATCTCCTTATTATGCATAGACGGTGACTGTGAATTCAGCCGCCAAGTAGGTTTGATCGTTTACTTGTATAGACCCAATCGAACCAGCACTCACGACCCGAAGATCTTGAGCATAACCCGACAGAGTTCTATCTGATTCTACAGCAACCTTGACGGATTGCTCTCCGTCATTTGCTAGGTAGTCATCAAGCTTTCGCTGTGCAGTTCTTTCGGCAGCACGGCCGACAATCACGATAACCGTGAAAGTGTAAAGGGTGAGTCCACGCTGATAAGCCTGATCGTATTCGATGGATTCTAGGCTGACCAGAGCAACTGGTGGGCTCGGGTTATCAATAAGTTCTGGGGCGGTTCTAAGCCCTGGAATAGTTGCGAGGTTGGTAGCTAGGGCATCTCGCATTTCGCTGATTGCCACTAAGCCATCCTCATCTTCTTGAATGGGCTAATCATTGCATCGATGTCTGGGTCAATACGGCTGACTCGGATAACTCCGATTTCACCGACACCCGCCACGCCGAGTGGTGAGTCCATACGCTTGTAAAGCCTCATAGCCAACATAATCGTGGCCAGCTTGATTGGCTTTGGAACAGCACTCCAACCGAATGTTCCGGTCACTTCGACAGTTGCTTCATCGTTTGCAAGCGGGAACCAGTAGTCATCTACGGCACGGATTTGTGTCCAAGGTGTTGGAATACCGCCAGCGAGCGAGTTTAGAGGCTCAAGCTGGTAATCCTTGGCTGCCCAAGTCACATCGTAAACCTTGTCGGCAGCACTTGAGGTCTTGAGGCTAGTCAAAGAAACCAGGTCGTCAATTTCGCAAACGAAGCTGTCTCTCGGAACGAAGTAGCGTGTCGCTCCAGCGGTGCTAAAGAATTGGCGTTCACAAATGTCATCTATCTGCCTAGAAGCTGTTTCGATGTGAAGCTCGAGAATGTTGTCATCTACGCCGTCAGTTATTCTGAGGGCATCTTTCACATCTTGTAATGTGCAGTAACCGTTAGTGATCGCCATGGGTCTAGTTTACCTTGATTCTCCGCTTTACCTCAGTGGAGCTTATGCCCTGAGTGTATGGAATGTAAATAAGTGAAATGTCGTGCTCGTCTAGCCAATCCTGGTCGAACTCCATCTGGTAGTAGTAATCCCGTCTAGCCCAGTCAGATCCGATGGCAATAATGTCCGGCATGACTTGTAGGATTGATGGCTTTGAATCAGCCCCGCCAGTGTTAGGGATGACCCTGTCCACATAACGGCAAGAAGCCAGAACCTCCAGCCTTTGCTGGTAGGTCAGCACTGGGGCTTTACCTTTGTACTCCTCAATAAACTCATCCGTGTTTAGTGATACCACCACGCTACCAAGCTGTGAGCATCGCTTCAAGAACCTTGCGTGCCCGCTATGAAACAGGTCAAAGGTTCCGCCCGTGTAAACAATCAATCCCATCTATTTCTCCTTCTGACATCTAGGCTCCATCCGTGAACCGAATAATCGTCATTGTTTATTTTGTCGTGATAACGCTTTTCATTCAAGCCCCAAGTTATTGCATTCTTGTCTAAAAAGTCCTGTCGAGTCGTCATGGGCTGGTGGTGAATGATGGCCGATAGATGCTTGACCTCTACGCCAGCGTGACGGATACGGCGTTCGTAATCATTGTCATCGAAGTAAATCGGGTAAAACGCCTCATCGTAAAGCCCTGCTCGCCTGACGCAACCCTCACCGAAAATCGGAGCAGCCCAAGGTGTCTGATCTACATGGGCAAAGTTCAAAGCTTCCGTATCTACTTCCCGAGCAATGGTTTCTAAGGCATCTGGATGGAACCAGGCATCGTCATTCACCATTACCCAGTAAGGGGCGTAGGGCGTGGACTTGATGATCAAGTTCCAAGCACCTACTAGCCCCAGACCGTATGGCACTTCGATGTGCCACATCTTTTCGACCGAATCTGGCTTCGTTGGTTGCCAGCTT